TCAAACACTGGATTTTTCAATGATGGGTAACGTGCTACTAATGTTTCAATTGCTGTGCCGTCTTCTGGATCAAATGCTGTAACATCGGCTACTGCACCAGCTGCTAGTTCTAAGCCTAAACCTTGTTTTGCTTTTTGTGCAAATGTTTTACCAAGACCAATAAATTTTGATGGATCTTTTACTAATAAAGGCAATTGTTGTAATCCTTTTTTAGCAAAACCATAATTAGAAAAGAAAGCGACAATATCACTATTTAAATTTGCTATTGTACCTTCTTCAGTTTTTAAAATTTCAGGAGTTAAATCAATGCCAGTTTCAGGAAAATATTCTTTATGTATTAAATCTTTATCCCATTTACCAGTAGATACATATTGATAAGCATTTTCACCTAATGAAATCCAAGGATTAATTGCTAAGTTTACAAATTCAGCAGTACCTTCTAAACCTTTAAAAAATATACCTTCAGCAACACCTTTACTACCTTCAACAAATTCAGAAATAAAACCTGTTTCTTTTTCTAGCTCTTCATTTTGTTCTTCAGGTAAATTCCAAGTATATTGTGTAGTAGTTTCGTTAGGTGTTAAATTACCCCACTGATATTTTTCGGTCATTCAGTTGTAGTTCCTTTAATCCAACCTAGTTTGCGCATTAATAATTCTTGTTGCATTAAAAATGTCATTGGATCTTTTATACCGTAAAGTTCCATAGCATCGCGTATTGCGCCGCCTTTTACAGTGTCATCATTAAAAAGTTCTAATTGTAATTGTGCTTCTTCATAAGAACTAAACATTAATGGGATATTAGCAATACGTTCAGATTCTTTTTTTGATTTATATTCACCTAAATTAAAAGGTGCTATATCTTCACCAAATCTGATATCATAATAGTTTTTGATTTCTTGTCTTAATGAATTTGAAAATGTACGTATTCTTGTCATGTCGTATTCATCATCAGGATCAAGACCTGTTTCTTTAATATAATCTATCATAATTTGATTAAATGCATCACCAGCAAAATTACCTTTTAATTGAGCTTTCGGATCATACTTTGCCATTGGTCCACCAGTCATATCATTTATTAATAAGTTTTTTTGATCATTTACAAATTCTACAGATAAAATTTCAGATCTACGTGCTTGCATTAAATTATCGTGTGCTTCACTTTCCGAATATAATTCTTGCTCTAGTTCTGCCCACTCTTTTGATGTTTTTGCATTAAATAAATTTGAACCATTACTGCGTTTATAATTTTTAACTTGGTTTAATATTGAAAAGGCAGCATCATAATTAGCATCTGGTGATCCTTTTACTGCATATTTTTCAATAACTGATTGTGCTGCACTCAATGCAATTGCATTAAATTCATCACCTGTTAAACCAGCAATAAGCTTTGCGTTTGCGCCTTCTGTAGTTATTGTTTCAATAAAATTATTTGTAATACCTGTAGTTGTTGTTTTACCTTCGTCCGTGTAGCTTGCACCTTCCATAAAAATACTATTTTCTAATGAATCTACAATTACGTTTTCTAGGTTTTTTGATAATACATCTTTTTGTCGTTGTTGTATAAATGACGTATAAGATGAACTTAAATTTGCATTAGCAGATGTTACAACACCATTTAAACCTTTTTTAAAAAAGTTACTTTCTTTTTCAAGTGCTGTATTAAAATAATCAACATCATATTTAGTAGACCATTCATTAAATAGTGAGCCGTCTTTATCTTCCCATTCTGAATCAGCTGCAATATTACTATTAATCCAGTTGTTCATTGCTAAACCTTTTTGTGTACTAAATTGTATGCCGTGATTTTTACCTTTAATGTTATCATAAACTGACTGCCAATATGGTGATTGTGTGCCGTCTAATTGACCTTTTGCTACTGCGTCTGCGTAAGATTTAGCTTCTGTTTCACGTGCTTTAACTAATGCATCTCTATCTGTTTTTTCAGTAATTTGTTCACCTTTATAATCTGCATAGGCATTTAAAGCTGGTGTAGCATAATTTTGTAATGTTGTAGCTAAGTCGCGTAATGGACTTTTACCTACTTGTGGTGCTCCTGAAAATGTACTTTGATATCCCATTATACTTTACCGTAATCGCCTTTCTGGTATCTTGATGTTGATTCAACAGCAGCACTACCTGTTTTAATAGCTAAATCAAACATGTTTGGTTTAGTAACCGCTGGTAAATTATTATAAACTCTTTGCATTGCTGCAAATGCATCAGAACGCGCAAATGTAAATTGTTGATTTGACGTATCAATGCCTGCATTAATAATGTTAGTATCTAAATCAGCATCAAAACCTACATCACGTAGTAAAGCAACAATTTCACCTTTACCTTCACCTGCATTATTTTGAGCTGTAGCTAATGCTGCGCGCTTGTCTCTAGCAATAGCAAACTTTTCTGCAGCAGCTTTTTCATTTGATGCAATACGTTCAGCTTCAATCCTAGTTAAATCTTCACCATACGCAGTGTTAGCACTTTTTCTAGCAACTTCATTTGATGCTGCCTGTGCGTCTGCTTCATCTCGCTTTGCTTGATAATCTGCATACGCTCCAACTGCTTTAAAGCCAAAGTTAGCTATGGCCATTGATACTGGATCACACATTTTTTTTCCTCATTACTAATAAAAATTCTTCGTTGTTCACTCCATATTTATGTTTTAAAGACGGTTTAAATCCACAAAATTGTAACCACTTTAAAGTTTTCCAATTGTCAGGATATACCCAATTATAAATATAATCGTATTTTTCATTTAATAGAGTTACCCAACTTTTACATTCTCTAATAAATTGTTTTGTATCGGCATTTAAATTATCACTTGAAAGTAACCATACTACACCAAATTTTTTAACAAATGGACAATCAGATATACCAAACATACCAACACACTCTTTATTACTTCCTACTATTGTAAATACTTTTGAATTTTTTAATTGAAATGCAGATAATAAACCTTCTAATGGATTTATATTATGTGATATTTTAATTTCGTTTATATCTTGATCTCGCATATTATTACTTAAATATACTGCGTCTTTTAATGTAGCTTGCCTTACATATCCCGTCATGCTCTACGCGACCTTCTATGATAAAAGCTTTCAATTTCAGCAGCAACTAAATGCATAGGTAAAAACGAATTTGTTTCTACAGTTACAGTATGTTTTGTATTTTCTGCTTGCACTGGTACTTTAAATGTACCTGATACAATTGGCGGAGAGTCAATTACAAAAGAAGAGTCTGAAATTATTTGACCATTCATTGTGTAACTTCTTTCATCACGATCTACAGGTTTAATTTTTACTTTAAAAAATCCTGTATCTTCATAATCAAAAGACATAGTACGCACTTGTAAGCGTCCAGATGTTACAGATAACTGACCACCGTTAGGTGATTGTTCTTTTATATACACAGTTGATAATTGATATTTAGAAATAAACTTAGTACCAAATATAGCATTTGGAAAATTACCTACAACATAATATGTAGCACCAGAATTACTTAATGATAAGTCAACACCTGTAGCAGCATCAACTGCAAATAAATTTGCGCGTTCACCATACGGTGACGTGTATGTTGTTTTGTTTGTTGCAGCATCATAAGTTCCAGTTAATTGTACTTTATGATCTAATGCAACATTAAAATCTAAATTAGTATCAGGTAAATTTTGTAGGTCTATTGTATATAACTTACAGTCTTGTAAATCATTAGCTATTACATACAATGTACTTTCAATAACCATACCACCTAAAATTTGCACACCATCAAATATCCATTTTGACCATGATGCTTGTATTTTTTCATTACGATCCCAAAAGTATTTATACACATACATTTCTTTTGCATATGTAGGATTTACATTAGAACTAACACTGTAAGGCGAAGTTGATTCACCATTTATAGTATCATAAGGAAACATAATAATTGTATCTTCCATTGGACACGCAAGCATTGAAGTAATTTTATTTGGGATATAAGTTGATATACCAGCTGTTATATTTACAGAATCATTTGTTAATGTATCATTATCAGCATAGTATTCTCTTACAGCACTATAATCACCTTTTGTTTGTACAAAATATGCATAGTTACCAATTGAAATAGGTGAAACATCATCATTATGTTCAAATGTTGTTGTGGCTTCAATAGAAGCATTTGTTGGTGTAAGTGCACCTTGATCTGATTTTAAAACAAATTGTGTTGTATCAGAAAATAATAGTAATTGTTCGTTATACGACATTGCGTGTTTTAATGTTGATACTTGAGTTGATGATGCTGCAATATCAATAGTATCAGTATCTAAAGAATCTGTTCCTGTTGTTTTAAAGAAATTATAAAACTCTCCATTTTCACTAAATATAATATTTTCTTGTGATAAAAATCCTAATCTATTTTTATAAAAAGTTACATTGTTAATTGTTTTGCCAACAAAAGTAGGATTTGGATTAGTTGCTTCATCACCAGATATACGTTGATTCCAAGTTAATTGTTGAAATGTAAAAGTACCATCATTGTTATTAACTAATGCATGTGGCATTGTAGCTGCATCAAAACCTAAAACAACTCCAGGTCCTACTGTTTCTTTCCAAACACCTTCTTGTTCAAATGATACATAATAATCTGAATAGTTATCACCTGTATCACCAGTAATTTTAATTACACTGTCTGTTGGTGCATAAAATGGTAAATCTTTAAAATCTGATAATTCATCACGCACAACATACATTGCTTGTCCACCAAAACCATCTGATGTATTTATTGTATAATTAGAATTACCGTCTGTCGGTTTAATATCTAATGTTGATGTATAAATTGATGTAGTAAAATAACTAGTAATACCACTATAATTTTTTAAGCCTTGTGTTGTACTTAAATTTGCATTTGTATCTGTACGGTAAGATCTAAATCCAATATCATTAGCTGTTCCGTCCCAATATTGTGATGATGTTCCAAAGCACAAAATATCAGCAATCTTTTTTGTATCTCTAAATTTTGCATCAGTGTCAAAATTATTTCCAGATGGCATTTGAAACTCAACAGCAATTTCATATGACATACTTGGGTGTTGTACTTTTACTTCATAGCTTCTACCGTAATTACTTTGTTTAACATAAACTAATCCACGCTCAATTTTTGCAGCACTAGTTGCTGTACCCATTGCTGGTGATATCGATTTATTTACAACAAACGTATAATCAGCAACAGAAACAAATTTGAAATCTTCTTTAGGATTTGTAGATGTTAAATATGCATTACCATTAGGAAAGCTTACAGTTTTGTTTACACCAGATAAATTCCAAACTTTAACATTTTGGTTTGTAAACGCTGTAATAAAAGCTGTGTCTGCATCACGTTGCACACCATGTATTGCAGCATTAGTTGGATATACATTACTTGAATCTAATGTTGCAGTATAATTTAATGCTGGTCTTTTTGATAATCCTTCAACTAAACGTGATTGTGCGTTTTCTTGTAATTCAGCTTGTGTTGGATTACGCTGTGTTGTTGTTTGTTGGCTAACACCATTAATTAAATTGGGTATACTTTGTGATATAACAGGCATTAATAACTTCTTCTTTGTGTACGGTTAATAATATTAAAAGTAGAATTATTGCCGGTAAGAATATTATAATCACCATTAGCAGCATCAGAACGTTCTGCATTAACAATTGCTTCTGCTTCGTCTTCTTGTGTAAATCCTGCTAATTCTTTTGATCCTAATACTCTTGCTTGAAATTTTCTACCAGCTTTGCAAACAATTAATTTTTTTGCGTATTCAGGAATATGTTCAAAATGTTGTACAGCTATTTCATCAACAGACATTGCAGCTGTAAAAATATCTGTTTTATTTTTTAAGTCGTATAAAAATCCATTACGTAAAGTAATATCATATTGTAATTTTGTTTCTTGGCTTGCATCTATTTGCACTACATTACTAGCAACAGGTATTTTACTATCACTATCTAATGCCAAAGTTTTATTGGTTTCAGTATTAAAATGCCAACCACGAGACTGCACTTCAACATTAGTCTCATCTAAAATTTGTATCGCCATTGCCACATCAACACCGGTATTTCCTGTTATGCTATTTACTGGTGCTTCTCCTATAATACTTAATAAAGTATTAACGGCTTGTAATTCAGTTGTTCCTGTAATTCTAAATGTCATTTTAATCCTTAATAAAAAAGGAGGACCATAAGATCCTCCTTGTTAACAAATAAATATTTAAGCTTACGCTTCTTTAATACCTACTGCTGCTTCTGGTCTTAATACACCATGTCCCATGGCATATTTAGCAACCATAAGTGTTCCTTGTCTTCTGATGTCGTATTCCATCTCAGTTGCAAGGTCCATTAGCTTAACAGTACCAGCCGCAGACGGATGGCATACTAAAGCTACATAATTAGCTAAGTTAACTTGTTGTGGGTTAGATCCGCCTTGTGTAGCTGATCCACCGTCAACACCAGTGTTAGATGATAAATCAGAAGCTACAAAATGAGGTGTTGGTACTAATTCAATACCAGCCACTTTCATTACTCTACCTTCTGCAACACCACCATTATTACCACCTGAGAAGTCAACGTTAACTGCGTTAGTAGCATTTGCTAATTTGTAGTATTCTTCTAACCTTAAGAAACACTTTCTACCTTCTTTTGGTACATAGTGTGAATCTAAAGCTGAAGCTGCATCAAAAAGCTCGTCAATAAGCGCATTAGCAGCAGTTGATGCTGTTGCTGACGCAATACCAGTATTTGTTAATACTGTACCTGCATCGCCACCAGTAATATTTGCTGATCCTTGTGCTGCTTGACCAATAGTTTGTAAAATGTGCTTATCTTTTTGGAAAGCTAAAGCTCTTCCAATTTCGTTTGAGTATGCACTTCTTACGTCCCAATGATTTTTTGCTTCTTCAATATTTGATAAGAAAGCTGAACTTACAAGTAAATCATTAATTGTAATAACTTTCTCATTGTGGTTTACATCTGTCCCTGTAATTTCAGAACCAGGTGTATGATAAGCAGCAGCTATTCTTCCCATTACTGGAAATGATGCTGACTTACCGTTAGAGATAGATCTAACCATCTCTGCGCCTTGCGTTACACTAGATCTTTCAAAAGCTGTGAGTACTTCTCCTGAAAAGACTTTGAGAAATAACGCGTCTTCACTACCGGAGGCGTTTACCTTACCGATACTTGCTGGACTTGCATTTGCCATTTTTTATCTCCTTTGATAAAATGTTATTATTATTTCTAAAGCTTCACATAATCTAGTTTACATAAATCAAGATTATCCTCCTTAGAGGGTCAAGTTACTTTGACTTATTATGTTTCGCAGTTGCCACATATTGTATGTCGCACAACTATGATTTTTTATTTTTACTTGCGAAATTTCTGGCAGCCGCGACACTACCAAATCCCCATTTTTTAAGCGCTAATGCTTTTCTAGTAGGACGACCTTTTGCATCTTTCATCGGTCCTTTCATACCAGCAAAGCGCGCAGCAAATGAAACTCTTCTTGGATTAGTTCCTTTGCTTACTGGTGCCTTAACACCAAACTTTTTTCTTCCGGCAGCATTTAATCCACCGGAAGGACTTTTATATTTTTTAGCAACCATTACTTTTTCTTTTTCTTTTTAGGAAATCCTGCTTTCATATTGGCATAAGCTTTTGAAGAAATAGTGCTATTCTTTTTACTTCTACTAGTGCCTGCTTTTTTACGAGCATTGATATTAGCGTAAAGACCTTTTTTTGGCATATCTATTATTTCCTATTTCTTTTTTGCTTTTCCGTAAGACATTTTCTTACCAGTTTTTTTAGCAGCTGATTTGGCAGCTTTCATTCCGGACTTCGTATACGGATATTTTTTATTTCCGACTTTTGGCATTTTATTCTCCTATAAGTTTGATTTTGATATTTTATCTTGCACAGCGTTTCTAAAAGCGTCATCTGTACTATAGCGTGGATCTTTCATTGCAGCAGTTACTTGTGCCCATGATTCATATCCACCAGGTGCATCAGAGCTAGCTTTGCCTGATATTAAGTTTGGCTCTGATCCGTTAGCTGTATCAAATCTTGCTTTAAGACCTGTTACAGCAAGTTTAACAGCTTCTAAATCTCCACTGTTAACTGTTTTGTTAAACGCATTTATTTCAGTTGGATTTAAAGCATCTTTTGCCCATGAAGTAATTTCATTATAAGAATCTGCACCACCAACTTCGTTTTTAATTGTTGTTTGTAATTGTTGCGCAATTGCTTCTTGTCCTTGAATAAACGAATCAACATAACTTTTTGGTATTCCGGCTTTTTCTAAGGCCTCATAGGATTTTGTATCTAGTTCACCTTTTTGATTATATTCTTCTTGTAATGCAGTCATGTCAAGACCTGCACTTTCGACAGCTTTTTCAGCTGCATCAATTTCTAAAGTATCTTTTGCTGGCTCTTCTTTAACCGGCTCTTCTTTTGGTTTACCTATTTTAGATTCTAATTCAGCGTATGACTTTGCCATTTCTTCTGGCGTAGCAAATTTTTCTGGCAACCATTCTGGTCTTTCAGATGTTGTTTCAGCTTGTGGCTGTTCTTCAGTTATTGGTTTTTCACTAACTGTTTCTTCTTGTTTGATTTCAACGGCTTCAACCATTATTCATCTCCTGTTGTTGCGCAACCATATCAACAACCTTATTTGCAACTCCTGGAGCTGCTTGTTGCATTGTCTGATTTAATTGAGCTTGTTGCATTTGTTCTTGTTGTGCCTGTTGCTCTTGCATTAATTGTTCTGGAGATTTAATTAAACCTTCAGTATCAATGCCATGACCTGTAGCAATACGTTTAATTAAGTCTGTAAGATTTAACATTTGTACTACTTCAGGATTCATTTGAGCAATGGCACCTATTTCTGCCGTGAATTCTTTTAACTTTTGTAAATCATTACCTCGACCTAAAGCTTCTACACCAGTAATAATTGTAGGTCTTACTGTGCCTTTAGGTAGTTTAGGTATAGATCCTTTAGATGACATACGTTGCATTAGTATTCTAACTAAAGGTAATTGAAACTCTTGTGATAATAATGAATAAACACCACCAAGTGCTGTTTCTAATTCATTAGCCATATATCTTATTTCTTCTGCGGTAACTCTTTCTGCATTTCTTTGCACTGCAGAATTTAATAAAAATGCATATGATAATCTTTCTTCAAACTTTTGTATAGCTTCTGCTACAACTCTTAAATCATATTGTTTTTCAACTTGTAGTGTTGATACATCATCTTTTGATCCCGTAATAATATCACCATTACCGGCTGTTGATAATTCATTTTTCTTTGTTGATGAATTTGGTCTTACCATAAATACAACTTTTGATGATGCTGCAGCACTTTCTACTAGTGCTTGTGATAAACCTTCTAATGATTTTAAATCACCTAAATATTCTTCAACATATCCTCTACCATAATCTTCATTATCTACACGCACCATGCGTAGACATTGCCAAGGCATATTATCTTGAGTGTATGTGCCAATTGAATTAGGTAATTTGTAACCATTTGCTTCTTGACAAACATAAAACTTTTTATTTGGTAATAACGAAACATGTGTATACAACTCAACTGTATCTGTTGATTCAACTTGATCTTGATTTTTTAGTATTACTTCTCTGTCAGCTTCATCAAATGTTAATGGTGAAACTGTTTCTTTAACAACTATTTCTAATAAATTACCTTCTGGATCTCTTCTACATACATATTGTGATAATGGAAAAACACGCATATTATTTTTCTTAGGCATATAAACTAGAGTATTTCCTGTTATAACTAAGTGCTTTAAAGCTTCAAATACAGGAACACGTATTGCTAGCTGTTCAATTTCAGACATAACTTCACGCTCAATTTTACCTAATGATTTTTCTATTTCAGTTTTAATTTCTGGTTGTTGATCCATTTCTTCTTTGGTATTGCCATCAACATTTAATCTAAAAAACGGTTGATTAGGTGGAAGTAATAATAATAAAAGTTTACTTGCTAAATTATTAACGCCTCTAGCACCGACTGATTGGTATGGTGTATATAAATCAGATGTATGATTTACACCATCTTCAGGCAATAGCGCAGGCAATGTTAATTCTGAACATTCGCGACCACGATTTAAATAGTGTTCACGATACTCAGTCATATCATTATAACGCTGTTTTGCAGTTTTATCTGAATATTCCATTATTTTTAATTAGGGATTTCAAGACCAGCAGAAGCAACCGGAGCAGAGTTGATAGAAGTTTGTAATTTCTTTGTACCAACTTTGTTCTTTTTAATTGTTTTTGCTTCGTCTTGATCTTCTATCTCTATTGTTGGAGACATGTCTTCCATATTACGCGCTGAAGTAGTCGCCGCTTGTGGTGCTGGCGCTGGAGTAGTAGGCGCTGGAGGAGGACTTGATGATCGACCAAAACACATATTATTATTTCCTTTCTTTATTTAAAAAGTTTTTTTATTTTATATTTAGCTCTAGGGACTGCATAAGTTCTATTAAGTCCTGCTTGCATTTGTGCTGCTAATTGAGAATTATTTGTTGGTTGTTTCATTACAAAATCTGGTTGAACACTATTTTTGTTATCACTTTTTTTATTATTAACAGTAGACGAAGTATCTGTTGCCGGTTGTTCCTGTTCTATAGGATCAAACACATTGCCATTATTGTATAATAATAATGGGTTTTGTTCAGGTTGTGGTGTAGATCTACTACTTCCTAAGCACATTATCGTCCTTTCTATTTTTAAGTTCTAATAACCAATTAATAACATCTCTTTGCCCTGCTTTTCGCTGCACTTGATTTAGTGTAGCATCTTCAGGTGGATTTATTAGCGGAAAAGTTTCGTCTAAAAGTTTTACTAAATCATCAATATTAGTAGGTAATACTAAATCTTCTGATGTAACTTTAGTACTATTTTTCCTATAGAGGTGCCTGTTTTTCATTTAATCCCACCATTTATTAGAAAGTCTATGTATTGTTTTGCTTTATGTAAGTCTTCAACGCCACCTTTTTGGCGATAACGACATATGTATTTAATAATATTACCTTCACAAAAACCTAAATTGTTTTCCATTATAAAATTAACAGGTTGTATTTTATGTTGATTGTAATGTTTTGGATCTATTTTATCTTTGGCTGCCATTGTGTTACTTCCTTACTTTTAAAATTATAATCATTTTTGTTGCGTAGTATGTAAGCCATACGCGCTTGCACTAATGCGTCTTCTTCTGTTAACTCTGCTTTATTAAATGCATTAACAATAACCGGCCAATAGTTATTGTCTTTTGCAGTATTAAGTATTGCTTCAGCTTTTTTAGGCCCAATTGATGGACAACCAGCAAAGTTATCTGTTGAATCACCAACTAAAACTTGCATGGCAAAATTATAATCAGCTTGTTCTTTTGATATTTTAACTACATCTTCGCTATTTGATGATAGTAAACATGGCACAGATTTCATATCTTTATCAATACTAACAACAACATATTCATGATCTGCTGTAGATTTTTGTGAATATAATCCCATAAGATCATCAGCTTCTAAAATGTTTTCACATAAGCAATCATATTTTGTTTCAGCATATTCGCGTAATGCATTTAATATAAGTGGCTTTCTTCTATCTGCTCTGTTTAGTTTATATTCAGCAAAAATTTTTTTTCTAAAATTGTTGTACCCTGTTAAACATATAATAGCATTTGTAGCTTGTAAGTTTTCTATAAAAGCTTTGATGCGTTTATCAAATAATGGTATGCCGTGATTAACATCAGAATGTAACGTCCACATACCGTTGCCCCAATCTGTTGCTATTTCACATTGTGAGGCGACTTGATAAAGAATTATGTCACCATCAATCAGCAACGTTCTTTGTTTCATTATTAACTCCTTTGGTTTTGTTGTAATTAAATATGGATAAAATTGTTCAAAAATTTTTTCAGCAAATGTGCTAACTAATTTTATTTCGTTAGGAGAAGCATCAGTCATTATACGATTAGCCATAAAACTTACCCATATAATATTACCTTCAACGTAGCCTAATTCAGGAACAATTCTGTCTATTGTTGGTTGATGATTATATTCATCAAAATTCATAAATACATTTAAAGCAGGGCATTTAAAATTTGTTGGAAAAATATCTAATAAATATTCAAACGTAGCATTGAATGGAATATTTTTATTTTTAGCTCTGTATTTAATTTTAAATACTCTACTAAGTACTTTTTTTTTAATGTATTTCAGACCAATTAGTTCCGATTCTGGCGTCTCCTGTAAGCTCAACTCGTAGTTGTAAGCTTTGACCAGCGTTTCTAATTGCATCAATTGCTTTTTTGGCAACTTCATCGCAGTGTTCCTTTGTTGTCTCTATGATTATTTCATCATGCACCCAAGCCACTAATTTTGTTGTGTCATTAAATATTGGTCTTAGTTCATGAATCCATTGTTTACAGACAATGGCACCGCTCCCTTGCAAAAGTGTATTTAAAGCACTAAATGCAGCTCTAACTGATATTTTTCTTTTATCTAATCCTATTAAATATCCGCGTTCAGCTTTTTCTTGTACAGCTTCAATTAAATTATTTAATGCTGGCATTTGTTCTAAAAATTTCTTTTTTAATTTAGAACCGTCTCGCATATTGCCACCAACTACAGCGCCAATTTTAGCTGCACCCGCACCGTAAAGAAAGCTGTAAATAAAACGTTTAGCTAAATCTCTTGTTTCAAGTCCTGCTGCTTTTTGATTTGCTGTGTGTACATCACCATTAACAACAATATCAGCATATTCACCGTTATCATATTTTGCCATGTAGTGTGCAAGCATGCGTAATTCTAATCCAGATACATCAACACCAACTAATATTTTGTTTTCTGCAGCACAAAATAACTCTCTGCATTGTTTGCCATAAGGCGCATATACAGCAGGTACTTGAGCTATATTAGGATGTGAATGTGTAGCGCGTCCTGTAACAGCACCATTTGTATTAATACTTCCGTGTATTCTATTATTACGTTCTTGTTTTAACCATGCTTGTGCACCTTCAGCCAACATGCCAATTCGTTTTTGTATTACAAAATATTTACTTAATAATTTTGCTTCCGGATAAGCTAATGTGTTTAAAATTTCTTCGTCCATTTTTGGTTTACCATCAGCAGTAAAATCTTTTGGCTTCCAATTTTTTACTGATTTTAATCTATCAACAATATGATCTCTTGAACCCGGATTAAACGTTATTGTTTTTACTTTAGTAAATGGCACACCTTTAACATAACCACGTGCTTTATTATTTACCTTTGGTATAAATGGTGTTTTAATTTCCCATGGTGGAAATGTTTCATTTAGTTTTGTTTCTAAATCATTACGCTCTTGTATTAATTCAGCGTACAAAGTTTCTGCTTTTTTTAAATCAAAACCAATACCGTTACGCATCATTGTAGTACAAATTGTTTGTAAACTATGTTCAAGATGCAATGATTGTTCTGCATAATTTTTTTCAACTATTTTGTTGTACAATGTGTAAGTTACTTCAACATCTTGCACACAATATTCTAGCATTTCTTTTGTAAATACAGACCAATCTGTTTCTATTTCTTGCTTGTTGTTTCCTAATCTAACACCCCAAGCTTTTAAACTATGGCGACCAATAAGCTTTGTTGGAAAGCCTTTATTAACCATTTTAAAATCACGTTCTTTAATGTCTGCCCATATTAAACGTGTTGCAACTAAAGTATCAAAAACATTTTTTGGGTATTTAAAATTAGGAAATAATTTTTTTACAACAGGTAAATCAAACGCAATAATATTGTGGCCAATTACTGTATCTGCATTTTGTAGTGCTATAACACCTTCTTCAATAGTGTCGTTATAATATTTATACACTTGGTTTGTTTCAATATCTTTTAAAACAATACACCATATTTGTGTTGTCTGATCTAACAAGCCATCAGTTTCTATGTCAAAACAATATTTCATTTTACTCCTTAATGTACTGTTTGTACTGTTACCGCTATTAATTCTGCTTCAGGATAATCTGTAATTAAATCGTTAATCATTATGTAAATACGAACAGCATCCATATCTTTGTGTACTGGTATTGTTACACGTTTATTTGTTCTTTCAACTTTACGCAAAGCTGTTAAAACCAAATTAGTTAAATATGTGTCATAACTCGGTGTTGTTTGGTTTGTCATACTCGATTAATCTTCCAGTAATTGGATTATAAATAAGTTCACCGGCTTTTCCTGTATCGCCACTGAAACGGTTTTTTAATATTCGCATTGTAGTTACGTTTGAATTTTTTTCACTTTGCTGATTGCGCTCTAAACCAATTACTATATCAGATAATTGACCAATACCTGCTGATCCTCTTAATTGTGACAAAGACGTGTGTGCACCTTCTTCGTGACCTTTTTCTGCTGGTCTTTTTAAATGAGATACAAGTATTAATCCAATACCTGTTTCTTCTACAAGTGATCTTAACTTTGTCATTGCATTATCAATAGCACGACGTTCATCACCACCTTCTAAACCTGATACAACAATACTTATGTGATCTAAAACAATGTAATCACAGTTGCAGCTTATAGCTAAATATCTAATTTTATTAATAAGATTATCTGATTCTAACGAACCAAAATGATCATAAAATAAAACATTACCTTTTGATAATACTTTATTAAAACTTTTTTCTAAAACTGTTGTATCAACATCATTATCAATATGTAGTGGTTTATCTAAATCAATTGATAATAAACTCAATGCAGTTTTTTTAACTGATTCTTCTAATGCAATATAACCAATTTTTTTATTATGTTTTACAATTAAGTCATACGCAATTTCTCTGCATACTAATGATTTACCTATGCCACTTCCTGCAGTAATTGTAACTAATTCACCTTTACGTAATCCATATGTTTTTGTATTTAATGTTGGATAACAATATGGAACAGATTCATTAACATCTTTTTCAGCTATTGTTTTAAATAATGTTGCACCATCAATAATACCATCAGGTCTATATACTTTTGCGTCATAAATGCATTGCACAAGTTCTTTAACTTTACCTGATACTAGCATTTCATTAGCATCTTTTAATGGTAATACAGCAATGCGCGCTTTACCTGGAGTAAACAAATCTGCGCATTTTTTAGCTGCTTCTTGTCCAACAGCATCTTGATCAAAACAAAATACTACTTGTTCATATGTTTGTAAAAAATCTAAACTATTTTTAATATCTTTATCAGCTGCAGGTGCACCATTTTTTATAGATACAACTTCCCATTTATTACCAAATGCTTGACTAACACTTAAACAATCAATTTCACCTTCAGTAACTATAATTCGTTTACCGTCTTTGTTCTTAAATAATTTTTCACCAAAAAGTTTTGCTGATTTAGCATCACCTTTCCAAGCAAATGTTTTATCTTTATATCGAAACTTTGTTGCAGCGCCATAATCCATAATATGGCATTGCTTATTATTATAAACACCAACACGATAATTATAACGTTTGCATGTATCAATACTAATTTTACGTACATTTAAACTTTTAAATTCACCGGATATGTTTGATGAT